GCGGCGCGCGTTCGCGCGCGAGACGCCGGCGCTGCCGGACGGCAAGCCGGCGCGCGCCGGGCACGTGCTATCGCTGGAGGAAGCGAAGCTGCTGGACTTCCTGGCGCCCTACGCGGAGCCGGGGAGCAAGATCGAGGCGGTGATCAGCCGGGTGCGCAACGGCACGCTGCGGCCGGGCGCCGACCCGGCGGTGGCGGCGCTTGCGAGCAAATACCAGGGCGCCAACAATCTGATGGCGGAGGCCAAGCGGGTTTATTCCGAGATCGACCGCGAGGCGCGCGAGATGGGCTACCATCCCGACGCCGTAAGGCGGGAGGCCAAGCGGATGCGGCTCGGCGAGGATTTCCCGCAGCTCGCGTTCGGGGAAGCAGACCGTGGCTGAGGCGGGCTATAACGTGCCGGCCTGGATCGCGAACCTCGATCTCGTCGGCCCCTGCAAGAAGCGGCGCAAACCATCCGACGAAGCGCGTAAGCGCGCGTTGGACGCGATGGGCCGCGCCATCATGTTCATCGAGCTCTACCAGTTCGTTCTGGACGAAGCGCTCCGGTGCAAGCGGCCGCCGGATTTGCACGGGCTCAGCGGGACGTTGCGCAACATGGACGGCTTTCTCGACACTGCCTACCGGGAGCTCGCGAGCTTCCACGGCTGATATCGGCGCGCCCCCGCTACTGGCGGGGGCCGCATGAACGCCTTAAGCGCCGCTAGGCTCGATGCGTTCCCGGCCGTTTTCCTGTCGTATCAGCAGGAGCTGATGAGCTCGACGTCGCTGAACGGCGTGACGGTCGTCGAGAAAAGCCGGCGCACGGGGTATTCGTGGGCGGCCGGGGCGATCGCGGTGCTGACCGCGGCGGCGACCGCGGCGGCCGGCGGCATGAGCGTTTATTACATGGGCTACAATTTGGAGATGGCCCGCGAGTTCATCGACTATTGCGGCATGTGGGCGCAGGAAATGCAGCTCGCCGCGGAGGAAATGCAGGAGACCTTCTTCGAGGACCCGGAGCATCCGGAAAAGCAGATCAAGGCGTTCCGGGTGGAGTTCGCCAGCGGGTTCGAAGTGGTGGCGCTGCCGAGCGTCGCGCGGGCGCTGCGCGGCAAGCAGGGCCTGGTGATCATCGACGAGGCCGCCTTCCATGACGATCTGGAAGGCGTGCTGAAGGCCGCCATGGCGCTGCGCATGTGGGGCGGCCGGGTGCTGATCATTTCCACGCATAATGGCGAGGAAAACCCGTTCAACGTCCTGATTAACGAAATCCGCGCGGGCAAGAAGCCGACCTATCACCTGCTGCGCTGCACGCTGGACGAGGCGCTCGCGCAGGGCCTGTTCAAGCGGATCGCCGCGAAGCTGGGCAAGGCATGGTCGCCGGAGGCGGAAGCAAAGTTCCGCGAGACGACGATATCCGAATATGGCGACAACGCCGACGAGGAATTGTTCTGCGTGCCGCGCGAGGGCGGCGGGGCGGCGATTTCGCGGGCGCTGATCGAGAAACGGATGGTGCTCGACGGGACGGTGCTGCGGCTGACCTGCAAGCCGGACTTCGTGCACTGGAGCAAATTCGCGCGCGAGACGGAAATCCGCGCCTGGTGCGTGGCAAACCTCGACCCGATCCTGAAGGCGCTGGACCCGAAAACGCCGTGCTGTTTCGGGCACGATTTCGCGCGGCGCAGCGATCTTTCGGTTTTCGCGCTCGGGCAGATCTTGAAGAGCCTGGTGCGGCGGTTTCCGCTGATCGTGGAAATGCGCAACGTGCCGTTCGAGCAGCAGCGCCAGGTGGTGTTCTACATCCTGGATTATCTGGAGGAGCGCGGGCTGCTGCGGGCCGGCAAGCTCGATGCGACCGGCAACGGCATGTATCTCGCCGAGGTGGCGATGCAGCGCTACGGCGAGACGCGCATCGAAATGGTGATGATGAACGAGCCCTGGTACCGGGAGAACATGCCGGCGCTGAAGGCGGGTTTCGAGGACGCGACGATCGAGCTGCCGCGCGATCGCGACGTGATGGACGATCTGGCGCTGCTGGCCTTCGTGCGCGGCGTGATCAGGGTGCCGGAGCGCACGCTCGGCAGCGACGGCCAGGGGCGGCACGGCGACGCCGCGGTAGCGCTGGCGCTGGCGTATGCCGCGAGCCGGGCGGAGGTGGAGCTCTACGAATATGAGAGCCATCCGCAGGCGCCTGCCGGCGGCCCCACCAGGTGGCACGATACGGCGGAGGAACAGGCGCGGGCCGACGAGGAAGACGATGCCAGGGGCAGAGCCCCTGGACTGTTTCCGGCGCTGCGCGGCGGCATGCTGCCACGGCCGCGGGGGGCCGCGCTGTGAGCGACTGGCGCGCGCGGGCCGATATCGGCCATGGGATCGAGGCAGAGCCCAGGGCTCTGCCCCCGGGCTCGCCGGAGACCGGCACGATCGATCTGGAAATGCAGCTGCTGCTGGCCAACGTGATGGCGGCGCTGCAGCGCGTGGTGACCAATAGCGGCCGCGGCGATCGCGATTTCCTGCGCGGGCTGCGCGGCGTGCGGCCGCATCTGTTGAGCGAAAAACAGCGGGCGCATGTGATGCGGCTGGCGTGGCGCTATCGGCTGCAATTGCCGCCCGGGCTGCGGCCGGCCTGTGATCCCGACAAACTCGTTCCCGCCGCGTGCTCGGCATGAGCGCGCCTTTCGAAACGGCACACCAGCCGCTGCGCTGGTGGCGTCGCCGCCGCCGCACACGGCTCGTGTGCGGTTTCATCCTCGACCAAAATGGAGCTTTCCGCCTGATGTCTAGTTCAACTGCAATTCTGCTGACCAACGCGGCGAATGCCGCGCTGGCGACACGTTATCTGGGTGTGCTCGATATCGCGAACGGTTCGACTGTTCCGACAATCACCAGCTCGGATACTTCAAAGCTCGCGGTCGTCGTCGGGCCGCTGACCAACAACCAGGTCGCCTTCGGCTGCTACCCGATCGATACGGCGGCCGAAAGCAATGACGCGGTGACGGTGACGGTGAGCCTCGCGGGGCAGCCCGACATCGTGCTGAATTTCGGCATTTCCGGCACGCCGGTGCCCCCGCCCGAAACCGACACGCTGGATGCGTCCAGCGCGGTCGGCGCCTGGGTGGGCGCGCCTGCGGTGCCGGCAACGCCGGTCTGAAGCGAACGCACTGGAAGGCCCGGGCCGCGGCGCGGCCCGGGTGCCTGGCGAAACATGATGGGGACATCAACGCACTATGAGCGACATAGCAAAGAACCCGCAGCCGGCGCGCATTCCGGCGATTGGCGACATCGTTTTGGTGCGCGGGCGGCCGGCTGGCGTGCCGCCACCGCCGGCTCCGCCGGTTCCTAAGCCCAGGGAGCTGCCAGTCGCGTCATGGCCGGGGCAGCGCCTTCACACCGTGAGCATCTTTGAGGACAGGTTGGATTTGCCGGCTGTCGTGACGCTGGTGCGTACGCCCTCGCTGGTTGATGTCACCGTGTTCCAGCCATTCGGCTGCCCGGGGCCGCTGAACCAGGTCGAACAGGGCGACGCGGTCGGCGACTGGTATTGGCCGCCGAAGTGATGGCGAAGCTGACGACTACCCAGAAAGCCTGCGGCTGGTGCGTCTGGATCCTCGCGTGTGCGCTGCTGGCAGCATATCTTGGGTTCAATATTCTCGCCGGGGTTTTTGTGATTACAGCCGCAGTGAACCTCGGTTTTATTCTCGGCGTGCATATCGGGTGCAGCGTGACGCTTGAGGCGGTGCAGAAAAACGGACGGCTGAAGGAACGCCGCTAGATGGCCAAGGTAAAAAGCGGGTTGATCTTCGACCAGAACGGGCTTCCGTATGAGCGGGACCTGCTGGAACACGAGCAGTATCCCACCAGGGCGATCGAGGGGCGGCCACCGTTCGCGGGGCACCTGGCGTTCGGCATGGACCCCGGCACGCTCGGCGCCATCATCCGCGCTTCCGATACCGGCAACACGCTGCAATGGATGATCCTCGCCGAGGAGATCGAGGAGCTCTTTACCCACTATTATGCGGTTCTCAGCAAGCGGAAGCGGCAGGTGAGCCAGCTGCCGGTGCGCGTCGAGGCCGGCGACTATCCGAACGCGCAACTGCACGCCGATTTCGTGCAGGACTGGCTCGACGACGACATGCTCGGCGAGGCGATGTTCGATATCCTCGACGGGCTCGGCAAGGGGTTTTCCGTCCACGAAATCAAATGGGAGAGCAAGCCGGGCAGCGTGCGGCCGGCGGAGCTGCTGTATCGGCCGCAACGGTTTTTCGAAGTGAGCTGGGAGGATGGCGAGACAATCTGGTTGCGCGACGGCGCCGGCTTCCTCGACCTGCAGCCGCACAAGTTCCTGCTGCACAATCATAAGAGCAAATCCGGCCAGGCGGTGCGCGGCGGGCTGACGCGCGCGGTCGCCTTCATGTGGATGTTCCAGGCGTTCAATCTGAAGGATTGGGCGCTGTTCGTGCAGGGCTACGGCATGCCGATCCGGCTCGGGCGGTACGGGCCGGAAGCCAGCCGCGGCGACAAGAGCGTGCTGTGGAAGGCGGTCAGCTTGATCGCCGGCGACGTGGCGGCGATCATTCCGAAAAGCATGGAGGTTGAGTTCGTCGAGGCCGGCAATCGGGCGGGTTCGGAAAAGCTCTATTCAGGGCGCGGTGATTGGCTGAATTACGAAGTCAGCAAGCTGGTGCTGGGCGGCACGGCGGGCACCGATGCTGTCGCCGGCGGCCATGCGGTGGGGAAAGAGCATCGCGGCGCCGAGCAAGACGTGGAACGGTTCGATGCGCGGCTGCTGAGCGTGTCGATCACGCGGCGGCTGGTGCAGCCGATGATCGCGTTCACGTTTGGGCCACAAGAAAAGTATCCGCGCCTGGTGGTGGGCCAGGAAGAGGGTGTGCCGCTGGAGAAGCGGATCGCCGGCGTCGCCGATCTGGGCGGCATGGGGCTCAAAGTGAAGGCGATCGAGGTGCGCGAGATGCTTGGGTTCGCCGAGCCCGATCCCGACGACGAGACGGTCGGCGGCGTGCCGCCGGCGCCGGTGGTGGCGCCGAAAATCCCGCATCCGGCGGTGACGCCGCCGGAGACCGAGGCGAACAGTTTTAGGCCGCTGCGGGAGCTGATCACGCGGCACGCGGCGGTGCCCGATGAGCTGGTGGAAGTGATGAGCGCGCGGCTGGCGCACGACGCGGCCGGCGCGCTGGCCGGGCTGACCGACACGGTGCGCGGCGTGTTCGACGCCGCCGAGGACATGCACGATTTACAGCGCCGGCTGAAAGCGCTGAACCTGCCGGACAAAGAGTATGCCGCGGCGATGGCGCGCGGCATGGCGCTGGCCGTGCTGGTGGGGCAGGCGAGCGTGATGGCTGAGATCGGGAGAGCGCGGTAATGGCGCGCCGGAAACCCGCCAGGAAGGTGCGGCTCGCCTTCGCCTGGACCAAGCCGTACGCCAGCATGGAGGTGTGGCGGCTGGGCGTGGGGCCGTTCTATGGCGGCGAGGTCTATCCGCATCACGAACGAGGGTTTACGCTGATCAATGCGCTAATCGGCGAGGCGGCCTGGCGGCCGAAATTCGAGCAGGCGCAAGAGGCGCTGGAAGATTGGGTGGCCGATCTGTGCATGCCGCATCCGCCGATCGCGCCGGTGGACCCGGCGATCGCGCTGGCCGACGCGGCGCGACAACCATGACGGCATTCCGCTTTCAGGTTGACCACGAGGTTGATGGCGAAATGGCATTCTACGGCCACGCGGTTGACGAAACCGATGCGAACCGGCTGATGTTGCAGGCGCTCGCCGAGGGCGCGCCGTACGCTTGCCAGTGGGACCTGGCGGAGCTGAAGGCGGCGCCGACGCTCGTTGCCACATCGGAGCAGCTGAGGCTCGGCGCATGACGGGCGGCCGATACGAGAATGACCGGAGAAAGGTCGAGCAGCGCTCTTCCTCAAGCGCCGCTAGGCTCGATGCGGCCCCGTTTAACCTGGCCGAGCTGCTGCGCGACTGCGAGAGCTGCGCGCGGTTGAGCGACTGGGAACAGGATTTTACCGACGACCTGCGAGGCCGGATGCTGCTGAACGGCGGCCAGCTCGCGCTTTCCGAAAAGCAGATGGCAAAGCTGCGGCAGATCGAGGCGAAGGTCTACGCCGTTGGCTGACGCATCGCGGCTGCCTGATTGCCATTGCGGCGGCCACCCGATCATCTTGGGGCACGAGCGCACCTGGTGGTACGCCTGTAACGAATGCGAGCGATCGGCGGGCGTGGGCGACGACGAACCCCAGGCAGCATTTGAGTGGCGGCAGCATCTTCAAAGCAGGGCGAAATATGCGCCGCGCGTAAATCCGACACCGGCGCGATCGCGCCGGAGCCCGCTTAAGCGCCGCTAGGCTCAATGAGCAGCGAAGATATCAAGGCGATCGATCTGCCCTTCGAGGAGGCGATCGCGTTCTTCCGGCAGAAGGGGAACGTGAAAACCGAGCGGTGGACTGACGTTTGGCGCGAGGCGCACAGCCGCAGCTTCATGGTCGCCGGCGCGGCCACCGATGACCTGGTGCAGGATTTCCGCGACGCGGTTGACAAGGCAATCAGCCAGGGCACCACGCTCGCCGAATTCCGCAAGGATTTCGATGCGATCGTGGAGAAACACGGCTGGGTGCATCACGGCAGCGCGGGCTGGCGAAGCCGGGTGATTTACGAAACCAACCTGGCCGGCGCCTACTCGGCCGGACGGTTCCAGCAGATGGCCGATCCGGACGTGACCGCGATGTATCCCTACTGGGAATATTGCCACGGCGACAGCCGCCGGCCGCGTCCGCAGCATTTGGCGCTGGATGGCACCGTGCTGCGCTGCGACGACGGTTTCTGGGACACGCACTATCCGCCGAACGGCTGGCGCTGCAGCTGTTTTGTCAGGCCGGTCAGCCAGGCCGGACTGGGCCGCATGGGCAAGAGCGGGCCGGACGCGACGCCGGAAATCAAGTATAGGACCTGGGTGGACAAGAAGACCGGGGCTCACCACCAGGTGCCTGATGGGATCGATCCGGGGTTCGACTATAATCCAGGTAAGGCTTGGCTGCAGGCGCCGGTGAAGAGTGATCCGATGGAGGAATTGCCGTGAAACAAAAAGAGTGTCCGCTCTGCAACGGTAGCGGGAAGCACACTGCGGAGCTGCCGGCCCGCGAGTTCGGCGGCGGCGGCAAGGCGGAGGTGTTCTGGAGGGGTGAGAAGATCGCGGACCACGTGACGGTGACGAAGGATGTCCCCGCCAAATGCCAGGTCTGCGACGGCGCCGGCGTGGTGCCGGACGACGCTGCGCCGTGACCGGCGCGCAGATCACCTCGACGTTCGACGACGCGCAGTTCCGCGGGGCGCTGGAGCACCTGACGCGGTTCAGCGCCGACAAACGGCCGCTGCTGCGGGCGCTTGGGCAGGGGATGGTGCGGGCGACCCAGCAGCACTTCCTGGATGCCCGCGACCCCGAAGGGCAGCCCTGGAAGGCGCTCAACCCGACTTATGCCGAGTTCAAGCGGGGGCCAGGCATCCTGCGCGGTGCGCGGTTCGGCAGCATCGGGCTGTTCGGCAGCCTCAAATTCAAAGTGGAGGGTGGCGACGCGGTCGCCTGGGGCAGCAGTAAGATCTATGCGGCCGTGCACCAGGGCGGCGCAGTGATCGTGCCGGTGAAGGCGAAGCAGCTCAGTTTCCGGATCGGCGGCAAGTGGATCCATTGCCAGCGGGTGGTGATCCCGGCGCGGCCTTACCTGGGTTTCGGCCCGGAGGAAAAGCGGGAGGCGCTGGAGAACGTGTTCGAAGCGCTGAACCGGGCGATCACCGGCTACAGCGCACGGCAGATACTCGGGGGTTGACCAGCCGGCAGCAGAGGAGAATGATATTCCATGACCGCAAGCGATCATCTTAAACTCGGCGTTTATGAGTTCATGGCGCTGGAGTTTCCTGGCAACTACGCCGGCTTGGATGGGAAGTCCCCCGGCGGAGCGCCGTGGCCGGACGGTTTCCTAGACGAGGCCGGGCTCGTAATATCTTGGGTGCGGGGCGAGCTCATGATCCCGGAAGTGCTGGCGTCAGTGCAACGCGATCTTTACCGCGTGATCCAGCATTACCAGCGGCGGGGAGAGCTCGGCACCTGGGTTGGCGTCGTGGGCGGTGAGGTGCGCAAAGGTTTTTGGGCGGTGACGATAGTAGACGGGATCGATCGTCCGAGTTTTACGATTACGTTGTCGGGCGGCTTATTGGGCGCCAGAGGTGAGCGGTTTACCCACCTCGCGGGCGGCGACTAGAGCGGGCAGTCAGTGGTGGACGATAAGAAGGAGCAGAATAAAAACGCGGCGAAGGGTTGCCTCGCCGTGCTTGTTTTGGCCGCCATCATCAGTCTGATCGGTGTTTTGAACGACAATCCAAGCAGTCCGTCCAGCACGGCCGCGAAATCCACTGCGGCCGAGCCGAAAGAAGCGGCACCGCCAGCGGTGCTTAGGCCCGGCTCGACAGCGCATTATTTGATCGCCAAGGGCGACGCGAAAACGATCATTGTGTGGACCGATCCCGACGCCATGGCGCGCGGCATCAAGATCGCCTTCTCGGGCGAGAAAGATGCCCCGGTGGATTTGCTCAAGCCGCTGATCAGTTGCATCGTCGCGCCGGGAACGAAAGTGATCGTCGATACCGCTGACGATGCGAGCGCCTCGATCGTGGTTTTGAGCGGCGCGTCACGCGGATGCGAGGGCGCAGTTCCAGGCGACATCGTCTACTAAGGCGCCAGCCCGCCGACCCCCACCCTGCGCCCCGGCCTCTGAGAGGCAAATGAGAGCCATAAGAGCGGGGTTAGGCGGCTGGCGGCGGCAACGCCGCTAGGGGCAGCCGCGGCCGATGGGGCCGTTGGCCCCAGACCCCCATTTCCAAAACGCGCGACCAGGGCCTAACCTCCCCGGCGACGCGCGCGATCGGCGGATGCGCGCTGCCCTTATCTAAGGGCATTAAACCGGCGCG